ATCGGTTTCCATTGCTTCATTAACGATTTCAGAGCCGAACGCCAAATAAGCTTGTGATTTACTTAATCTACTCATAAAATAGACTTGACCGTGATGTCGAGGGCTGAATTTTTGTTATGGGTATTGTATGGCTAGAAATGCCAATGTTGAAGTAAGACTTGTGTATCAGACGAAACCGTCATTTTTGCGAAATCTGGTATCGTGTTACAGATTCCGTTTAATTCCGCTTTATTCATCAATTCCTGCGCCTCCTCTTTTGTATCAAACAAAGCTGCATCAGTTCTTGATGAAACATAATGCAAATCACTACCTAAGAATGCAACAATCATGTGTCTGCTATTATAGATAGTTACGTAATACACCTTTCTTCTGTCGATTATTTCTTCTGTAGAGTTTTGTAATTTCATATTTTTCCGCTTATCCGTGCTGCGTAGGGCTTAATGGATTATTAACCTTGTTTCTTAATTACATCGCAAAGATACAAACAATAATTGAAAAATGCAACTAAAAACCAAAGATTTTCTTTGTAATTAATAATATTTTGCTGAAAAGAGTAGTCTCGTAAGGTTCATTAACAGAAAAGACTTATTTTTCACTTTTCTTGTTTTGCAAAAACGAAGTCTATAATTTGTATGGATATAGTAATATAAATGTTTATCTTTGCACACAAAAAGGAGGTTGATATGGAGCTTAGATTTGATTGGTGGCGTTGGCTCGTTACCATATTGGTAGGTTTCTTCATCATGCTGATGATGTACGGATGCCGGACAACAAGATATGTAGAAGTGGAAAAGGTGGTGCGAGACACTACTACTTACGCCCATTGGGACTCAATTATCAACGAAAGGGTCAAGCTTATTCGGGACAGCTTGCTATCTTATCATTGGGAGCAGACCGAAAAACAGGTTAAGGATTCCACATACATCAAGGATGATGTCAAGACAAGGGTAGATGAGAGTGGTAAGGTGCTAGGTAAGGATTCTACTCATATAGAGATTAGATACAGGGACAGCAAGGAACTATCCAAGGTTCGTGATAGCCTTATTCATTATAAGGAGATAGCAGAGCGAGCGAGTATATATAAGGCTCAGAGGGATAGCCTAAACAGAGAATTGAGTATCGCCCAGACCAAAAAGGAATATATTGAGAAAGACTTGGAGGGATGGGATTTGTTCTATTGGAAATTCGGTATGATTTCCTTTTGGGTCGTTTCCTTAATGCTGGTTACAATGATTTTCTTTCTCACGGTAAAATATAAGAAAAAGTTATTTTATTAGGTTGGTTTTTAGTTATTAAGGTTTTAGATTGGTTTAAGGTAACAACTTATGGAGCAGCTGCCAGTGATGGTGGTTGCTCTCTTTTTTTTTGTCTTGAAAATGCCTTAGAGTGTCAAATGTTAAAATTGCAAGCGGTTTAATGTATTTATAGTTTCGTATATGTAATTAAAATTGTATTTTGTGTTAAAAATGCGCAATCGGAGTAAAATAACGCACTAAAGACCTTGCAGTATGAAAATGAATTAGTATCTTTGCAGCGTGCTTTGTTGGTGCTGACACGCTTACAAGAATCAATAAGATTTTCCGTGGCGAAAGCCATACCACGATAATCCTTACCTAGATTTCGGTGTCAGACGAATGAAGGGTAAGGATTTCTTTTTAGAATCCTTGTTTTGAGTCGAAACATTCTTAGATTGCTCTAGGTTAGCAATGGGCAATAATTGTTGGAGTAGGCGAAACACAGATAAGGTAAACAAATAAGGAATTTATGGGAAAGCATTATTTACACATACGTATGGACTTGGTAAAGAAGTATACCTATGGTGCGTCATCGCAAGAAGTGAAAGCGCACAAGGAGACTCTTTGCTTTGCCATTTGGTGTAAGATGCAACGCAGAAATTCTGTAATATTTAACTTAACCATCAAGGATGTAAAGAAAAAACTCGGTGTAGGCTATCCAAAGGCAAGAAAATTGCTAAAGGATGTCAAGGAGGATGGACTCTTTACAGAACTTGGTAACGGGCGATTTATCGTGAATACGTTCCGTGATAAAGAAAAGAAGCCCAATAAAAAGGGCGGTCGCTTTCAAGGGGCTTACGTTTGTCGTATTCCTATTAATAAGGACTATAAGCTAAAGGAGTTATATTCTATAGTCAACAATATTTTGTACACATCGGTTATTAGTGGTGCTCGTCAAGACTGTTTTAACGTTGGCAACAATGATTGTGCTTGGCATCAACTAACTACTAACTCGTTTGCAAAGGTTGTGAATATGGGTCATGGCTCTATATGCCGAATCAAGAAGAATCTTATCTGCGAAGGTAAGATTAAGTCCACGTATGCGGAAATGCACATGGCAGATGATAGAAACGAGGGAGAGATGGAACGAACATTGCAAAGGTTTGGTCGTAGGAACTTTACGTTTAACGTAGGTAACCTGCACTATTTAATTATACCTTGCTCTTACTCTTTTGGAGACCGAGAGACTTCTATTGCTATCAAGCACAGAATCTATGGTTATAAATTGAAGGGACATCGAATGCAAATAAAGGAAAATGGCACAATAGGAAATCTACCTGATGACTTCTATGGTGGGTAAGTTCTATTTTGGACATTTTCATATTAGTAGTTAGTTGGAATAAGTATAGGAGTCTTTAAGAGGCTAACGTGTTCCTTGATATATTACGTGTTATTATTATATATACGAGATTATGAAGAAGATAGAAGAAAAGTACTTGGAATCAGAACATCAAGTTAGAGCTTATGATGTTTATCTGAGTTCATATCGTGTGAAAGGTGCAAATCGAGTGTTGGCTTATAGTCGATTGTATGATGGTGACAAATTCATTCGTGACAACTTCCTGGTCAACGAGCAACAAGCCGACAAAATAGAGGCTATGTTTGACTTGGTTAATAGAATATTGGAAACTTGTAAGGATATAGACTTGTTTACGATTCGTGTTTCAAACAAAACTTTTGCGAATTTAGTGAAGAATGCTGACTTTGCGGAAGAGTCTAATCGCTACTTTGGCAATATATCTAGATTTAAACGTCTGCTTGGCAAGAGGGAGGTGATAATTGTTATTCCCAATTGGTGTACCGCAAACAAAAAAGATTATGCTATTGACGAAATGGCAAAGGATTTGTATGCGAAGATACCATCTTCCCGAGTCTTTTCGGGTTTCTGTATAAAGAAAAATTGGATAGAAAAGGGCTTTATCGAAGATTTGTGGGACTTGTTATGGAAAAACGAATGGAGACAGAAAGATGGAAACTATTGTGATGATTGGCGAACATTGGCAGGTGCTTACAACTCCGTTTTGCGAACAGGCAAGAATGCAAAGTATGGAAAGGTTCAACCTAAGAAAGAAGAAACTGTTGTGGAAAGAAAAAGGCTTCTTCCAAACTATATTTGCTATACAGATGGTAGCTGCGATAACTATTCCACCCATAAGGCAGGTGGTTCTGCGTATATTGTTGTGAATACATCTACAGGTGAACTTGAAAAGGTCAAGACACACCATTGCTTGCATACTACCAATAATAGAATGGAGATGTTAGCGATAATATCAGCCGTTAATTATTGCCCGAAAGGTTCTGTCATAGAGGTTCGAAGTGATTCCAAGTACGCATTAAAGATGTTCCGATATACAGATTGGGAAATAGGCGCAGATATAAAGAACACAGATTTAATCAAGTTGTATCGTAAGTGTGCAAAGGATAAGCTTGTTATTTTGACTTGGGTAAAGGGACATAATGGCGATGATTTGAACGAGCAAGCGGATTGCTTGGCTTTTGGTGCATATGAGAAAGCATTAAAAGAGAATGGCTTACCAATGGCTCCTGAGAAGTATCGTGCTATGAGACGAGGCAAGCAGACGGTGTTTGAAACAGATAATTAAAGATAAATTTGATTTATTATGAAAGAGTTAAGTTTTGATAAGCTATACGTAAAGTTTAGCAATTTATATTGTGAGTATCGTAGTAGAAAGCAATTCTTGAAGTGGTTGAAATCCTCAAAGAATCTTTCTGAAGAGTTGTTTGAAGTAACGCCAAGTGAAGGTGGTTCGTTTGACGTTGTGTTGTCTTTTGAAGAGATAAAGGATGTATTCCCGATTATGGAGAATTCATTGCCTAAGTACGAAAACGATATAAAGCAAGTTCTTTTGGCTATAAAGGAAATGGGACAGCTTGAAGTTGCAAAGATATGGCATGAGGATGATTGGGGTGATGGCTTTGTAGAGGATTTTTGTAAAACCCATGATATTTAATGAAGATACGGACGTTTGAACTTTGTGCCGGATATGACTCTCAACTGATGGCTTTAGAGCGGTTGAAGAAGAAATATTCTGATTTCGATTACGAGTGCATCGGATGGTCTGAGATAGAGCCAAATGCAATAGCTTTGCATAATGCTTGCTTTCCTAGTCTATCCGGCAAGAACTTTGGTGACATGACCAAGATAGATTGGAGCAAGGTAGCCGATTTTGACTTGCTGACATATTCAACACCTTGCCAGTCTGTTTCGCAAGCCGGAAAGCAGAAAGGAATAGAGGAGGGAAGCAATACACGTTCCTCTATCCTTTGGTTCACAAGAAACGCCATTATTACCAAGAGGCCGAAATACCTCTTGATGGAGAATGTAGAGGCTTTGGTTCAAACAAAGTTCATAGGGTTCTTTAACAAGTGGCGCAAGGAGTTAGAATCATATGGATATATCAACTTCGCTAAGGTGGTAAATGCAGCCGACTGCGGTGTTCCTCAGAACAGAAAGCGTGTATTCATGCTCTCTATACGAAACGATGGTGATAAGATAGATTATCATTTTCCGAGAAAGACAAAACTAGAGAAACACTTGGTTGATGTCTTGGAGGAAAATGTGGATGAGAAGTACTTTTTTAGTGATGACTTGCTATGTAAAGAGAAATTTGTATCGAATGAATGGAAAGAACCTATGAGTGCAGCTATAAGAACTCGTTCTGAGGGGAAGTGGATAAAAGGCGAAAAGCATAGTTCAAAGGTCGAACTTGGAAAGAACATAGCCAATACCATTACATCTGCGAGCAAGGACTCCTTGGTTGTGCTTGGAGAGACAAGGTTGCGCATTAGGCGTTTGACTCCGAGAGAACTCTTCCGTTTGATGGACGTTGACGAAGAATACATAGACAAGATGCTTGAAAGTGGAGTGCCGAAGTCAAGTCTTCAAAAGGCTGCTGGAAATTCGATTGTTGTAGCTTGCATGGAGATGATATTGGAGGAACTTTGGTTTTCTGAGAGTAATGTTAAGGTCGCTGATGATGGCCAGCTATGTTTGTTTTAAATGTTTTAATGAAATGATGTTTTTAAATAATAACGAGAAAAAGAAGAAAGCAAATGCTATCTCTTATAAGATAGATGAGTACATCTGGGGACGAAAGGATTTTGTTACCGATTGCCCCTATGGTGAGAAAGGCAGATACACCAATGCAATTAATAAAGTTGGTGATTTGGGGTGTAATACTTGCGAATGGCAGGTAAGACATGACCCAAGTACGCAAGTTGTGACGTGCTCCCATCCAAAGGTGGAGAAGAACGAGGTGAAGAAACTTTTTAAGGATATGTGATATGAATAAGGAAGAATTGAAAAGATGCTATACGGATGCCTGTAATGCTTATTTGAAGGTATTCTGTGAGAAGCATGAGTTTTACGGATTGGATAATCCGGAGACATATTGGATAGGTGACGAACCAGGCGGAATAGCTAATTGTGGTGATTTGACTTTCGATATGGCTACTATTGTAACAGATATTGACAAGGAAGCTCCCGAAGAAGAGTTGTTGAAGTGGTACGATTATACTATTGAAGCTAGTGAGTTCAATTTGCCTATTCCAAACTTCGACCATTGGCTTATGGGGTGTCCTATAACACCAAGTAAATGGTTCGAGAATATGCGAGCAAAGCGTAAGGAGTTTGAGGATTTATTAAAACAAGAAAACGAAAGGTTGAAAAATGGAAAGAAGTAATCTTTTTAATCATTTGTTGAGGATATTTGATGAAGGTCTCAGTATGAAGACTACCGAACTTGAATATGGTACACTTGAAGTTACTGTAGAGAATCGAAGCCAAGACAAGAAAATCACATTCTTAGCAAAGGGCATGGAGGATGCCAAGCAGAAAGCCATGGAATGGCAGGTCGGACAAATGCTCTTGAATTGCGATGATTTCGAGGAGATTGTTATGTTCTTGGCTCAAAGAAAGAAACTTAAAGTGGAAATGACGTATGGATAAGAATTTTAGAAGTTGCTTTTGTTGTGTTAATTTCTTGGAAATACAAAATACTAGTATTGGGAATGTTTTGAAATGCAAGAAAGGAAGTACTACGAAAGTACAGGGGAAGAGACTGACAGAAATAGCCGCAAGATGCAAAAACTTTAAAGCGTGAGTCACACGTTAAAGAACATAGTAAGACGAATTTAAGGATAAAGGTAATTGGTAGCATGGGTATTTGAAAGAGAGCGAAATGTAAAAAACTGCAAAACAAATAGTAGATTCTAAACAGTAAGATTAAAATATATTAAGATAAATAATAAACACATTAATACATTTGCATATTATAATAATTCTTTGTATCTTTGCATCGTGATTAAGAAACAAGGTTACTAATTTAAAAAAGGTGAGACACACCATAAAAACTGGTGATAATGACAAAGAAAGAAATTTTAAAACAATGGCTTGATGAGCCGAAAGTGAAATATTGTGGCAGTTCAAATTTTACGTTAGGTTATGGTGATGGCTGGGATTGGGTTAAAGATACTCTACGACCAGCTATCACGAAGAATGCGATGTTCCTCAGATTCTTGGAGCATGGTTTCTGTGAGATAGAAGAATTTCTGAAATCCAAGTCCGAGAAACCGAGCGAAGAGGATTGTACCTTGTATTCTGTTGGATACAAAGATGGAGTCACTGATGCCATGATAGCAATAAAGAACAGATTTGAAATATTTAAATAGGAGGTTTTGATGGATTTAGGAAAGGCGATTAAGACAATTAGGGTAAGCAAGGGCTTGACCCAACGACAACTGAGTAAGGCTATCGGTTGTAGCGAGACAAACATGTTGTTTATGGAGACAGGAAGAACGTTTCCACGTAAGAGTAAGATTGATGCAATATGCAAGGTATTGGAGATTCCGATGTCATATTTGTTGATGTTCTCTATTACACCGGATGATATTCCGGAAGATAAGCAGAGTTTGTATACAAGCATCGTTGAGCCGATGCGTAACGAATTTATTAGGGAGTTGTTGCGATGAAGAAAGGCTATTATTTTGTGGCTAAGTATGTCAAGAATGGCATAACACGAATATGTACAGGTACACAAGAGACGATTGAAGGCTATTTTGATTTCGTCAGTGCTGGAAATTTTATAGCAAAGGAACATAATGTTGATTTCAAGGACGTAATTGTAACTTTTTGGTCAGAGATTAATTCAGTAATGTTGGATAAATATAAGAAAACATTAGGAGAGCAGAATAATGGTTGAATTCGAGTACGAAGGAAATATCATTTGGAAAAATTACGACTTTCATTTTATGCCTTGTGTAGGAGATAAAGTTGTGATTAACAACCTTACATATAAGATTAAGTCTCGTGTGTTCAAGTGTGATGGGAAGATAGTTAAAGTGGTTTTAAAAAAGGTAGATAATGAAATTACGAATAGTTAAACATGTTTGTGCCGATGGAGTAGAAAGAGGTATCTTGGAGTACCGCAACCATTGGTTGGAGAAGTGGAAGCCATTGCATCAGGAAGGCAAGCTGGCTTATGTTTCATATATGGGAACGAAACCATATAAGTCATTGCAGGAAGAGTGCTTTGATGTACTTGGATTGAATGAAGAACAGATAAAGGTGCGTGAACAGATGTCCCGTTATATCTTGGATGCAGAAGAGGTATATGTTGGTGCTAGAATAGGCAACGAATATCATATCGGCTATGATGTTGATAATGATGAGAGTCTTGAAACGCTTAGAAATTTGGAGGAATAGTTATGATCGGAAAGATTTTTTCGGTTAATACCGATATTGTATATCGTAGAGAGGAGAGTTTGAATCTCTTCGAAGGCAAGAAAAAACTTGATAAGGTGGTGTCTGGTCGGGTATTCAAGGAACAAATCAAGTTGCTTGGTTTTACCATCAGGACAAAGTATTTTTATCAGATTTGCTGTCCACAAGTCAATATGAATGATACCCATGAGGTTATTGTATTGAATAAGGTCGAGGATTTGGTAAGGAAAGAGTGCTATAACAAGGTTGTTTTATATTCTATTAGAAAACATCATGCCTAGTGTTAATTGTTTCAGAAGAGTCTTGTTGAACGTAGGTGGCAAGAAGATAATTATCAGTGTGCCGCATGGAATGACCGAAACCGAAGTAAACAAGGTTATGATTGTTACTAGAGGTTATCTTCAGCAATATGTCTATGTTGAAATGGTGTTGGCAGAGTGCTTCATGCAGAAAATCGAAAAGAGTATTCTGAAGAAGAAATGCGTTAGGTTTGAAGTGAAGAAGAAGTGGGTGGACTGCAAGAAGAACCTTCGCAAGGCGATTAAGTATTATGACGCTTATGTTCCTAATGCAGATTTCAATAACGAATTCGCAATGACGTTCTATGACAAGATTAGTGAAGACTTGTACAAGTTGCGAGATAAGCTTGCGGTGAGGTTACAGAACTTAGGGATTGGTGAAAAATCGGGAGTTTATGCGAATGCAATCATCCTGTACAATCTGACCAACCTTTGTTTGGGAACTTACGAGAATATCATCCGTAAGCTGTATGAAGATTTGCATGTTAACTTAATGCAAGCGTTCAAGGATTTTGCTCCTATCTTGGCCTTTGAAAATTCTTATGACTTCATGGCATTGGTGATGGATAAGGATTTCAAAAGATTGGCTGACCATTTGATGACTAAAGAGATTCTTTCTTATTTCGATAAGGTGAGAAACGGTGTCTTCAACGAACAGACTTTGAATGCAGCCGCTGTAAATGCGACAGAAGACTTGAAAGACGATGAGAAGGATTTGCAGAAAACTTATATCGGAATTAGTGACTTTATGAAGAGTGACTATCCTTTGGAGAGTGTGACATCTAAGAAAGCAAGCTAATGAAAATCGAACCAAGTGAGTTCTTGCCTATAGGTAATGAATTTCAGAAAATCTTCGGAATAAGCTTTGGAAAATTCATTTATATGCGGTTTCTTTTAGCGAGAAAAGAGTTAGTCTTCAATCTGCTGAAGTTCACAGATTGGCTTGAAGAGTGCTATCCGGATGAGTGTTCCATTGATGGAGTGAGCTATAATGCTGTTGTCGAGCGAAAGTTTGGTAAGCGAGGTGTTAAAATGATTAAGAAGTTGATAGGATGAAGTACATTCAAGTTCCGGAAGCCTTTGATTAGGCTACAGCGATTATCCATTCAATCGTCCGGAGCGGATTAGCCTCAGCCCCGAATGGACTTAGGGAGCTACGTTAGGGATGAATGCATAGGCACGTCAGGATGTCCGTCCAAGTTCTGCCCTCTGCGGTTCGTGGTTAAAAGTGGCGAAAGCTGCGGTGCTGCGGACAAGAAACCATCCTGTAACATTGGCGATGGGCGCACAACCCCACTTTGGTGGGAGATTTATTTATTAATTTAAATTGATTTTTATGATTTATGTAAGGAGCAAGGATGGTAAGGCATTGATGCCAAGCGAGCGTGGAGGGAGGATAGGCTATCTTCTTCGCCACGGCAAGGCTCATGTAGTCAGCCGTGTTCCGTTTGTCGTTCAGTTGGATTATGAGAGCACCACCTATACGCAGGAAGTGAGCCTTGGCATTGATGCTGGCTCAAAGCACATTGGCGTTTCGGCTAGTTCCGAGAAGAAGGAGCTGCTAGCAGCGCAGGTTGAGTTAAGAAGTGATGTTGTGAACTTGCTTTCTGCTCGCATGGAGTTGAGACGGACAAGGCGAAACCGCAAGACACGTTACCGCAAGTCTCGTTTTGACAACCGCAAGCGAATGGATGGTTGGCTAGCACCTAGTGTTAAGCAAAAGGTTGAGAGTCACTTGAAGGTTATCCGATTGGTTCATAAGTTACTTCCAATAACGAAGACAACAATCGAGGTTGCTCAGTTTGATGCGCAAAAGATTAAGAATCCCGACATCAAGGGTGATAAGTATCAGCAAGGCGAGCAGATGGGCTTTTGGAACGTGAGGGAGTACGTCTTGGCAAGGGATGGACATAGGTGTGTTCATTGCAAGGGCAAGAGCAAAGACCCTATCTTGAATGTTCACCATTTGGAGAGCCGCAAGGTTGGTGGCAATTCCCCATCCAACTTGGTTGTTTTATGCGAGACCTGCCACAAGGCTTACCATCGTGGTGAGTTCGACTTGAAAATCAAGCGTGCCACAACTTTGCGTGATGCGGCGGTGATGAACATTATGCATTGGTCGGTGTATGAACGAGCCAAGGCTGAGTTTGGGAATGTGTACTTGACCTATGGTTACATCACCAAGCATACTCGCATAGAGAATGGTATTGCCAAGACCCATGCAGCCGATGCTTTCTGTATTGCTAAGAACGTAAATGCAATGCGGTTGAGTTTCTTCTTCATGTGTCGTTGTATTCCCCGTCATACGAGAGTCTTGCATGTTGCCAACCCTAAGAAAGACGGCATCCGCAGAAGCACGATTGCCTCTCATAAGATAGGCAAGTCTCGTTTTCAGCGTTTCGACATGGTACGCTGGAGAGGCAAGGAATGCTTTATCTTTGGCAGTACTCACGGAAGGCCTGTTTTGTGTGACATCGAAGGCATTAAAATGCACGATAAGCAAGCGGTGAACATCAAGACGATAAAGTTTTTGAAAAGATTGAGAAATGATATTTTAGTGGAAGAAAAGACTTCCGAAAGTTTTCATAACTACAAATAGCCTATCGCTAATGGTTGTTCCCTTGGGCAGGGAGATAGTTAATACCGCATCGTAAGATGTGAACACTTAAAATTTGCCGACAACCATTGGCACTTTAATTATAAAACAGGTGAAAGTTCTTGCCGATTTCCTTGCATATATGAAAGAAATTTCGTATCTTTGCAAGTGAATTTCGGTGAGACACACCTTTCAAAAACTGGTTAAAATTTAAGAATATGATTTCATACAAGTACAAGCTATATCGGACGAAGAAGACGAAGCATTTGGATAAGATGCTCCGTGAGGCTTGCTATGTTTGGAATCAC